CTTGGAGCGGTCCATCAGCTTGACCTTGCGGACCGTGGAAAACTGCGGCCGGCCATCCTCGTCCTCGCCGTTCCTCTCCTGGACCGTCTCGACGCCGGCCACCAAACCGGTGCGGAAGGCCATGGGCCACTCATGCACCGGCTTCAGGTTGCCGTTCTCATCGTAGATGTCCGCAATGTCAGCTGTTGCATCCTGCATCAGGCGCTTGATCACCCACTCCGCATCGACTTCGAGTTTCTTCGCTCTCTCGGCCATCAGCTTATCAATAAGTGAGCGCACGCCAACATGTGCCAACAGTCGGGGGCCGACAGTATTGGGGTCGCCTTTGTACCCCGCGCGCACTGCCGCCTGGCTGGCGTTCAGGTCGATCAGGTACTGACGGGCGAAGGCCTCCTGTTTCGGGTTCAGTTTCGCGCTCAATCTTCCACCTCCTTGAATTTGACCGGGATCGATGCCCGGCGTTCGTGCCTGCAAATGCGGGAGACGGTCCAGTAGGGCATCTCCATCTTTTCGGCTATCTGCGGGTAAGTCATGCCCTGGTCGCGCAGCATCCGCACCTGCTCCACCACACGGTCGGAGTACTTGCTGCGCTGGTTCCACTGCCCGACCCGGTAGCCCTTCTCATTGACGCCCACTACTTTCGCCATGGTCATCCTCCGGATTGAAGTGAGTTGGGTACAGCTTGCGCAGCCGGTCGATGGCCTGATCGATGGCCTTGGCCCGGTCGTCCGGGTCCTTGGCTGGAGCCTGGGCGGCTTTGCGCAGTTCCTCGCGGGCTTTTTCCGGCAGCATTGCGGTCCTCCTTCCTTGGCTGGCGCTGGATGATCTCTTCGGTGGTGAAGCGGTGGCCGTTGGCGCACTCGTAGCGGCGGCGCTTGGTGTTGTCCTTGCGCGCCCTGGTTTCCATGACCATGGACCACACTCCGCACTCCGGGCACTTCATCTGGCACCTCGCAGGCGCCTGGCTTCGGCGCGGTAGTGGCGTGCGAGCTCGATCAGCCCCTCGCGGGTGTATTTGCGGATGTCGTTGTGTCGGCTTCTCATCGCGCCCCCAGCCCAGAAAAAGGGTTGGTGTAGTCCCGCCAGGCATCGCCCCTGCGAATGCGGCCTATCAGGCTGCGGTTGACGCCGTAGCGCTTCGCTAGGTTGACCTCGGTGTCGGCGCTGTCCCGGATTGCGTTCGCGGCTTCCTGGTCCAGCTTGGTCTTGCCGTTGCGGCGGCCGGCCGCGATCTTGGCCGCGCGGCCGCGCGTGCTGAAAGCGCCACGGGCAGATGCTGCCTGCGCGATGGTCTTGATGTCGCTGGGCTGCATGTGATCAGGGTTGACGCACAGCTTCTCGCCGCACGTCGTCGCCACCGGCTGGCGGGGCTTCAGATCGTGCCCGGCCAACTCGGCAGACAGCCGGCGTACCAGCTTGCACCCGCATCCTTTTGGCTTGAGAATGGGATATCCGTGCGTTCCCACGGCCTGCGTCCAGATCCAGCACTCGCCGACTTCCTCTGTGCGATCCTTGATTGACTTCAGCATCACGTCTTTGTCCAGCACGTCAGAACCCCCTCGACTTCCAGCGCTTGTGTTCCTCGGCATCCAGCCTGGCCGGGTTCATGTATCTGATGTCCAGCTTCTCGCGCATCGTGGCGTTGACGTAGGTCGGTGGCGGCACGATCTGGCCCACGTAGGGCGCTTCGTGGGCAGTCAGTTCTTCGTCTGGTGCTTGCAGTTCTTGCATATTCAATTCATCCTCCGGGTGTCAGGAATCGGTATCTCCAGCGGCCACCGTCCCTCGCGCAGCAGCGCTGCGACGGTCTTGCGCCAGGCGTTCGACCACAGCTCGACGCGCTCGGCGTAGCTCAGGCGCCGGCCCTGGTCTATCTCTTGGTGGCATGCGCGGCAGAGCGCGGCGACATACACGTCACTGGCCTTGATGCTCTTGCCCTTGCCGTGCGCGGCCTGATTCGAGTGCGCCGGATCGCTCGGCGCCGGCGCGCCGCAGTGCTGGCATGCAAGCGTCTTGATGGCGTTCAGCAGCTTGCGGCTGCGCACGTACTCGAACTTCTCCACGGGCGGCGCGGCCAGTACATCGCACCTGGCGAACACAGCTTTTCGCCGAAGGTGCGCCGGGATGGCCTCGGGCACGCTGCGCTTGCGCTCGATCTGCGGGCGCTTAAAACCGGAGCGCTTCATGCAGCCTCCCTAGCCGGCGCACGCCGGTATGTCACGATCTCGCCCGTCTCCGGGTCGATGTCGCGCTCGGTGAACACCACGCCGGCCTCGGCACCCCAGGCGTAGATGAACTCGATCAGCTCGCCGACCTCGCCCACGGTCATCTGCGACGTGCGGCGGAATACGATGTCAACGCCGTGGCCATCCACGGCCGGCAGGTATTCCAGCGGTTCGCCGGTCGCTCGGCTCCATGCCGCGACAAGCAATCGCTTCCACGTCTCGATGTCCCGCTTCTTGCCGGCCCATTCGATCTGCTTGGCGATGTCGCCCAGCATGGCGTGCAGCTTCGCGTTCTGCTCTGTGCTGCGAGTCGCCGGCCGAAGCTCCAGCACCATCAGCCGGCCGGCTACAAGGTGGGCCTTGAGCATGGGCCAGATCTGGTTCGACATGGCCTGATGGGCCTGCTGTGGATTCCAGCAGCGCACGATCATTCGCTCGCTCATGCCGCCACCTCAAGAAGATCAGCCTGCACCGGCAGCATTTGCCCCCACTGCTCGGCCATTGCAAGCGCGATTCCCTGATACGTTGCGCTGCGCAGCTTCCACCGGTCCGGGCTTGGCGGCATCTTGTGGATTCGCGGCTCTCGGCCATCGACGATGTTTGTCGGCACCAGATGCGGCAGGTTCTTTAGCCATAGACAAGTGGCCTTTGTCTCACCATGACCGAACTGCCACGGCTGGATCGTCTGATCCGGCTTGCGCCAGATGCTGGACATGATGCAAACCGGGTTCTCGATGGCAATTCGCGGGATAGGAGCGCGGGCCAGCTTCAGGAAGAACTCGATAGCTTCCTGTTGCCGTCCATCCCTTCGCTTTGCCTCAAAATGACGGGCTCCACTGACAGCCAGGTGTGTGCATGGCGGGTGTGCAATGAGCAAGTCCCAGCCGTCCCCGATGATTTCCATCACGTCGCCTTGGTGATGCGGACCAGGCGCATCGGTCGGCAGCAGATCGCATGACATGGCGTCATGACCTCGGGCAATGAATGCATCACGCACACGCCCGGAGTATTCGCAAGCGACCAGCACTCTCACTGCGGCACCTCATCGAAAAGATCCATCGTCTTGTCCTCATCTCGGATCACTGGTGTTTTGAGGTTCAGACGCACAGCCCCCTGGCGCTTGCGTCCGATCTCGATAAGTCCTGATTTGCGGGCGCACTTCGGTCCTACACCCAAGCCGCCGATCAGCACAGCAGGCTGGCGCATGGAGCGGCCACAGAGACAGCAGCGCATCACAGCAGCACCTCTTGAACTGGTTGGCTCGGTTCTTTTGGTGGTAATAGCTGGACCTGCTTTTGGGCATTGGCTATGCGTTCGCAGGCAATATCGAAATACTTGCGCTCACGTTCTATTCCTGTGAACTTGCGCCCCATCTGGACTGCAGCCACACCTGTTGTTCCGCTTCCCATGAATGGATCAAGAATGGTGTCGGCTTTGGGGCACAAGTCGATTACCCATTTCATGACGGCAAGAGGCTTCTGTGTGGGGTGGAACCTGTCCTCGTTGCCTTGGCGGATCATTCCATTCCATCGCCATTGAATCCTGCGCACAGCTTTGGGCCAGTTTGTCCACGCCAATTCGCAATCAGCAAAGTCCCCGCTGTTCAGCTTGTCCCACACAAGCCAACAAGATGAAGGCGGCAGTTCAAAGTAGTTCCCGCCAAAAACGGCCAGCCAATCAGCAGCCAAGCGAATGGACGCAATGAGTTCTGAGGAAGGCGGCTCCTTGTCCCAGTCAAATTCGCCATAGTCCCTTGCTCTTGCCTTGTTCTTTCGGCTTGCCACCTTCTTGTGGTTCTCATTGATCCCATAAGGCGGATCAGTTATCACCGCATCAACTTTCGGCAGCGTAGGCAGCACATCCATGCAATCGCCAAGGTACAACGTGGCGTCTCCGATGACTTCCTTGCGCATCAGGCCGCCTCCTTGATCGTCACCCGCACGAACCCGCCCACGGTGTCGGCAAAGTTCATGCTCATCGTCCACTTGCTGTCGTCCACGCCCAGCACGTCGGCCAGGCCGTCGATGCCCGCCTTGCACCGTGCCAGCGCGTTATCGAGGTCCATCGCCCGCTTCGTCGGCTTGTGGAACTCGAAATGCACGTGCAGCCGCTCGGCATCCAACCTCCTGGCGCCCTGCTCCACTGCCTGCCAGTAGCAGGCTTCGCGATAGGCTTTCTTGGCCTTGTAGAGCGCCATGAAGTGTTTTCGCGCATTCGGCGAAAGCTCCTTCGGCGGCCATGGCAAGGTGATGGTGATGCTCACGCCACGCCCTCCAACTTCCGGAGATCCAGCTCCAGCGAGGCCAGCAGGTTCCAAACCATCTGCGCCTTGTGTAGCGAACCCGTGTCCGTGTCGATAACCTCACCTCGTGCTTCTGCCAGCATGTGACGTGCGAAAGCGTCCATGTAGCGCTCGCTGCCGTTCTCGACTTTCGACCAGCCGTGCGGCGTGTACTTCTTTGCTCCAACGGTGGTCACATGAGCCACTTCGGCCAGTGCGCGTGGGAAGCCCGCCAGCATCAGCCAAGGCCGTGCCTTTCCGCCATCCAGCTTTGCGCCCGGCGCGTGCTGGTCGATGCCGTTCGGGTCAAACTCGTTGCCGTTCACCTTTTCCCGACCCACGCCAGACGCGCAGTTGCCACATCCGGCGCAACTGGCTTGTGCTTCTCGCATGTCTGCATCGGCGGCAGGAACATCCATGCCGGTTTCAACATGCACCGGCAGAGCTTGTGCTTTGCCATCTCCCCCGACTTCTTCGGCTGCCAGTGCTGGCAGGTCATGCAGGCGGCGGAAACCTCGGACACCGTGGAGGGCTGTGAGTCGTTCGCGTTCTTGGACATCGGAAGCAATCTCATCGCGCAGTCGGCGCAGCTTTTCGCGCTCTGCGCGGACGTTGACGGTGGGGGTCAGTAGGTCCATGTCAGTTCCTGCGAATGTGATGTCTGGCAGCGATCTGCCTGATGAACTGTCTGGCGACTCCAGGCGCCCCCGTTTCAACATCGGAGTCAGTCTTGCAGTCCCTTCCCGTTATCCTGTAGACGATCCATCCATGTTGCTCAATCACACGCTGGCGCACGGCGTCCTTCGTGGCGTCGGCGTGCCACCTGGCGCCGTCGCATTCGATGCACACGCCGGCAACAGGGTTGGCAAAGTCCGCGAAGTACCCCTGGATTGGGAACTGTGGATACATCACGACGTTCTCGGCTCGGATGTCGTGCCAGAGCGCATATTCGATAGGCGTGAACACCTGAATCCAGTCCACCTCGTAGGGATCAATACCCCATTCGAATGAGCCAGCCTTCGAAATCTCGTCCATCGCGTTGCGATAAAAGGCACGAAGACATGTTCGCCGCGTCTCCAACGAAATGATCCCTTCAGCGTCGTGGCGCCTAGCCATCTCTGCCTTGAGCATTGCTTTCGCTGATTCAATATCAGACATCGGCCATCCCCTTACGTGATGCGCGGACCGGCGACGATGGCGCGGCGCCAGACCAGTTGGCGAACCGCGTTTGCTCGCCGATGTAGCAGAGGTTCACGACGGCACCTGAGCGACCTTGCCTGTTCTTGGCGATGTGCAGCTTTGCGTAGTGCGCCAACTCCGGCCCAAGGTCCGGTCGGGCCTGCACCGGCCTATGCAGGAAGAACACCGCGTCGGCGTCCTGTTCGATGGCGCCGGAGTCGCGGAGGTCGGACAGGTTCGGCGTGGCGTCCACCCGCTCTTCGACTTTGCGATTGACCTGCGCCAGGCACAGGATTGCAATGCCAAGCTCTTTCGCCAGCGACTTCAGGCCACGGCTGATTTCCTCAAGCTGGTAGGCCCTTGGCTGCTTCGGGTCAGTTCCAGCCATCAAGCCGATGTAGTCCACGATAAGAACCTGTAGGCCGTGCTTTCGCTGAAGCCTGCGGGCCTTCACGCGCACCTTGTTGATCGTCAGGTTCGATTCGTCGCTGGCGAACCACTGGAGCCCCTTGGCCCGCTCACACCCTTCGATCAGGCGATCCCGCTGCAAGCCCTTGTGTGGCCGCTTGACCATCGACATGCTGACGTGCGACAGCATCGCGGTGATGCGGTCGTTCAGGTCGGCGTGCGACATTTCCATGGACAGCATGCCCACTGGGCGCTCCTCGGCCATGTTCAGACCGATGGTCATTCCCATGGCGGTCTTGCCCATGCTCGGCCGAGCGCCCAGCACGTACAGGGCTCCGGGAATCAGGCCACCGTCCAACGCTTCGTCCAGATCGACAAGGCCGGTCGGCCATGCGGCCCGCTTGCCCTCGGCGCGTTCTTCGAGCACCTGCGAGTGCAGCACCATGCCGTCAGCGGCCGTCACCCACTCGTCGCGGGCTTCAGGTGCTTGCAGCCCGGTCAGCAGCGCCGTGGCCTGCTCCAGCCGCTCATCAAACGCCCGCTCGGCATCTCCAGCGATGGTGACGATCTCATCGCCAGCAGCCATCAGCCGGCGCGATAGCGCATGCCCGCGCACGATCTCGACATACCTGCGGAAGTTCGCCGCGCTCGGCTGGAACTGGCACAGGCCGTTCAGGTACGGCAGGTCCACGCCTTCCGCATCCTTCATCGCCTCCCACACCGTCACCACGTCGGCACCCTTGCCAGCCGCCAGCAGGCGGGCCAGCACGGCGAACACGGCGCGGTGGTCGGCTACGTGGAAGTCGTCAGCCGTCAGCCCGTCCGTCAGGTCGAACAGGCCGTTCTCCATCATCAGCCCGCCGACAATGGCCTGCTCTGCGGCCAGAGAGTACGGGACCGGGCGGGCCAACAGTTCGGTTTCGGTCATCGCGTTCATGCGGCCTCCGTTTCGGCTTCGTGGTAGGCGCCCTCGATGACCTTGGCCATGTTCTCGGGCTTCACCAGCCAGTCGAGCGAAAGCTCAAACGGCCGTCGCCCTGGGCTGTGCGTCTGGCCTGTCAGAAACTTGGATTTCGCGCAGTAGGCGAAGTACCGGCCCCACCAGTCGAGGGTCTGGCGCTTCGGGTTCTCACGCCACCGGCTGCGCAGCATGGCTTGCCGGGCAGGCGTCCACTCCCGAACCTGCCGTCCAGTTGGCAGGGTTTGGTGGTACAGGTCGATGATGGCCTGGTGCGGGCAGTTGTCCGCCGTCTGCCGACTTGTCTGGACGCCGTTTGCGCCGGCAGGGGGCGAAACGCCAGTTTCGTCACCATCACCGTCAGGTGATGAGTTATTGGTATCAGGAATCAGTGAATCAGGAATCAGTGAATCAGCAAGATTTCCACCGTCCTGCTTTGGTTGCTCTTTGGGCTCTAACGGTGCTTTAACGGTTAACTCACCGTTTGGGCCTGGAATAACAGAGGCCTTTTCCGTGTGATGCGGGTTCTGGTGCTTGCTCCAGTTAGTGATCTGCACGTACCGAACACCGTCAACCTCATAGCGCAGCACGAACTTTGCGTCGTGAAGCTCTTGGAGCATGGCGTCAATGTTCACGTCATCAGCCGGGAACACGTCCATCTTGATCTTCTTTGGTCGATCCTCCAGCCGTCCTTCACGGTCTGCGATCGTCCACAAGCCGGCGAACAGAAGACGCGTGGCGAAGCCAAGCTCCACAAGATCCTCGTTGCGGAAGAATCCGGGCTTGATATTGCGAGCTCGGGCCATTACGCGATCCCCTGCTCCACTTCCCGCCCCAGCAGTTCCTCGACCAGCTCCAGGCTGGTCATGGCAACGGTATTGACGGGAGGAATCAGGACGTTCATAATCGGGTCACTTTCTGTTTTTTCGTTGTTGAACTAGCCCGCCTGCCAGCGGGCTTTTTCTTTTGTGGCCGTCAGCCACTTCGCCGGGTTACGCCGCCACCCTCACGGTTTTAGGCCCACGTTCGGACTCCTTCTCTGCTGGGGCTGGGAGGTCGCGCTCGCCGCAGTCAACCGCCGCGAAGTAATCAACCAGCGGTTGGATGGTTTGCACGCGAGGGTTTTCGCGGTCGCCGTATACCAGCTTGCGCGGCAGAGAGGGAGCTACGCCAGCCTCTTTTGCAATGCGCTCCCAGCTCGACGGACCCTCGGCCCTAAGGCGATCAATGATGGGTTGAAGGATGCTGCTCATGGGTAGCTATTCTTACCCATTTATGGGCAATTGTCAACCCATACGTGGCGCGCTTTGTGCTGGCGATCCCGAATCGCTGCGCCGTGGGCAATTATTTTCATTACCTACCCCTTTATGGGTTGACAACTACCCGTTTATGGGCATAATAGAACCCATCAACACAACGAACCCCAGCAGACGGATGTGGAAGCTGGAGCGAAGGCAAGGCAATGCCGGTTCGGCCAGGACATCAGCTTGTAGCTGCTCTGACTGGCGGTGTTCATGGGGCGAAGTGATCGCGCTGGACCCGACGAGGCACCTTAAAAACAAGCTCCGGCGGTTCGCTACCAAGACGACAGCCGGCCCGGCCCTCGGGGTGAGAGAGGACATACGGCGGCGGATGTTGATCTGCCAAGCCCGCGCCAGGACGGGAGACGCGAATGGCTGACGGATGGGTGTCCAGAAGCCACGCGCCGAGGTGCAAGACCTCGAAGGGGTGAAAGCCCGAGCTGGAACCGGCAAGACCGGGATATGCCAGTCAAGCCCCTACGGGGGCGCAAACCCCGCCGCATTCAGTGAGTGCCGCGATGTTTGAACAAGGAGAACAGCATGAACAACGTGCATCACGCATTCGCCGACGCGCTCCGGTGGATTGCCCCGCCGCC